CCGTCATCGGGTCGTTCTTGCCGTCAGCCGGCGGCATGAGGCGATGTGTCATCACCTGCGTCTCCATGAGCTTGAGCCCCATTGGGGTCATCGGTGTGCAACGGCGTGGGTGGCTCGATCTGAGCTCCAGCCGGGTCGGGCTTAGTCAAGGCGTCCTCAAGCGTCATCGCGCCGGACGTGGTGAACAGCAGCGGCTTGGAGCCCATGCCGTTGGGCAGAGGGTCAAGACCACGGCCCTCGCGCACCTCGTCGATCGTCGCGGTGGCGTTGCGCACGTTCACATTGTCGATTTCGGCCTGGACCTTCGGATCGATTTCGGAGGCGTTGAGCCATTCGAACTCAAGGTTCGTCTCGCCAAGGTCGATCTGAATGATCCGGTCCAGTTGACGCTTGAACCAGCGCTTCATGGGCTCAAGGCCCTCTTCCTGTGACCGCTCCTGGTCGCTGGCGGAGGTGGTGCGGTTCATCTGCCTGATGAACGGCGTCGGCGGCAGGCTGAAGGCGTACATCACGACCCGGGCGAGCCACTCGTCAAAGTCGTCCTTAAGCGGCGCCTCTTTGATGTTCTGGTATTTCACACCGTCGGGGACAGCGATGAGCTTGTTTTTCTGTTCGAGCTGGCCCGCGAGGCGCGCGTCGAACCAGTCTTGATACTGCCGGATCTGATCAGGGTTCCAGCTCGACGGCGCGGACAACAGCCCGGCGGGCACGTTGCCCTCGGTGAAGTGGTTCAACTGCATGGTCTGGCGCTGGATCGCCGTGTTGATCGTGACGATGACCTGCTCGACGATAGAATAACCGTAGATGTGGCCCGAACGCATATTGCGCGGCATGTAGAACAGATCGTCGATGGTCAGGTCGCACCAGACCCGGCCCTTGATGATCTGCTGATAGGCCGCGATACCGGGTTGCGTGATCCGGCGCCCGGTGAAATCGATGAGCGGCTTGATCGTCGTACCGTCGACCACGCTATGGCAGTAGATATCGCCTTTGCGGGAGCGGACGCGCTCGATCGATGCCGCGTCGATCGCGAGCAGGTCCTCACCCAGCATCCGCACCCAGGCCGCGAAATCGTTCTCGCGATCGGGATAGGCGAGATACGCCTCGACCCGACGAATGGCGGACAGGTCGAGGCGATTGGGCCGCGACGTGCCTTTGACCTTGATCTGCCAGTCCAGGCGCTCGATCTGGTCCTTGCGCGTCTCGATGGCGAGGCGCACCAGTTCTTGGTTGGAAAACGACCGCAACTGATGGAACGACCATGCCTCGGACGACCGCGGCGTGATCTGGATGTTTTGGGAGACCCGGAAGTCGAAGACACGCAGGGGTTGCGCATCCACGGGCTTCAGCGGCTCGCCGGGCCCCATGATGTTGTGCGCGCCGTAGAGCGCGGCCTGACGCGTACCGGCGTCGATCGGCGTGCGCACGCCCCCACCAGGCACTGCCTTACGGATGCGCCTGAGGTTCGGAACCATGTGCTACCCTATTGTGCCGCTTGGGCCTTTGCCGCCTCGCGGGCCGCGTTGTCTTCTTGGATCATGCGGAAGAAGCCATCATCCGGGCCAAGCATCAGTTCGGTCAGCGCCCAAACAAGCGCGTCAGCCCGGTCGGGCGATCCGTCCCCCACGAAGCCGGATGGCGTGAAGTTGCACATCTGGTCTTCGAGGTCTGGAAATACCCCGACGTGGCTCACACGCCCCTGCTCGTAGAGCGCAGAAACGGGTTCGGCGCGAACGGCCTTGCCGCGTGACGCCACGACTTCTTTGAACGAGGCGTTGAGGTCGGCCGTAGCGATGGTGAAGCGCACCATGTCGCCGCCAAAGTTGCGCTCGCCGATGATGCGGTCTGCCTTCCAGCGATGATATAGGTCGACCGCCCGCCTACCCCACCCTTCGGGCGACAGGTTGCAGGTTTCATCCGCCAGCACATAGCCGCGACCATCAAAGCCTATGCCGGCGATGACAATGCCGATATCATCGGCGCCGCCGTCGCCTCGCGTACCAGACGGGTCAACCGCGACCACGATGCGCTGAAGTTCCGGCGCCTCCTTGACGCGGTTGGCGTCAATACCGGGCATCTTCCGGCCGTCCTGAGCGGTTCGATCCTCGAGTGCCCAGAGCGCGCCATTGACTTCACTCGCCCACTCACCCGCTTCGAAGCGCATCCGCTTTGCCGCGGACATGGACGCCAGAACGTCGAAATATTCAGCAGGCAGGTTGTCTGCGTTGTCGGTCGGATTGACCTTCATCTCGACATAGTCGTCGGGGTTCGGCAGAGGCTCTTTCGTGCCAGGCTTCAGCTTGGCGCGGAAAAGCTGGTAACTCCAGTGCAGCTTTGATGGCGGGTTGCAATCAAAGTACGCCTTGAGCGCCAAGAAGGCCCTGCCAGTGACCCTTGCAATCTCGGGTGCCAGTGCACATTTCTGCGCCAACCGCGACATCGCCATTTCGACGGAGCCCCAGGGGATCTGGCTGCTCTCGTTGAAATACAGTGTCGCATACTCCTGACCCAAGATCTTCTCGACGCGCTCCTTGTCGTCCAGACCCGCGATCCAGATTTGCGACCCGTTCGGAAGCTCGACGTAAAAGTCGGTCTTATCAAAGCGAACCTTCAGGTCCGGAAAGCAAAGCTTCAAGACCTTGGGTAGCGTATCCGCCCATACCGACGTCTTGGCGTGGTTGAACCGGAACCGGAATATGACATGGCGCGATTCAGGCGCATTGATCGCCCGCTGCACTAGCGCTCGGCACAGGATAAAGGTCTTGCCGGAACGCGATCCGCCCCGCAGCATAATGTTCCGCGCAGGTCCAGCTAGGAGCCGATTGGCCTCTCGCTGCCTGGGCGTAAGCTGTGCGGTCACAAGCCAGCATCCTCCGGCGACACCGTCAGATTGATGCCGCCGCTTTGCTCGACCTTCTCAGCCAGGCCCAGTTCACGGGCAATGATGTTCGGGTTAAGCAGGTCAGCAGCAGCCCCAGTGAACTTCTGTTCGTAGATCACCGTTTCCGCGCGCGTAATGATGTCAGATAAATCGGGGCGACTGGTCCGCCATTCATCCCACGTCGTGCGTGTTACGTCGATAAACAGACACAGCCCACCAATGGTCATTGCCCGCATCTTGGCCAAAGGCTCGTGCGTGTTGACGCCACTGTACGACGTGACCTTATCTTCCCATAGCGGATTGCTTTCCACCCATTGAAAGTACTGGCAGCAAGCGTCCCACAGGTCGTCAGGATCTTCAAACTTAGGCTTAGGCCCATGTGAGGATCGCGCCCTCCACAGGGAGTTGCCGGGCAGGAACTGACCGGTCTTTGCATCCTTTCCTGACGCAGGCGCACGCGTTCCTTTGCCCTTATTGCCTTGGCGCGGGGTCATGGAAGTCATAAACCTATGTTGGATTGGATGTCAGTTATCGAGCGCCGCCGACACCGTCGACGTGCCCCATGGGTAAATGCCGGAAGGTTCGGGCTGGAGGAGGCCAGCCGCGATGAGATCGAGCATATGCCGTCGCGTCCACGCGACTTCGGCATCACTGGGGAACTCGGCAATGTCCTCGGGGTCGCGCTGTTCCGGAAGGTTCGGCGCGAGCATGAAAATGCCCATGACGACGTTGGGGTGGATATTGCGAGGCTGGCCCCAGGCCGCAGCATCATCGAGCGACATCGGGAGAGCCAGGTCAGTCATATTGCCACCGTATGGATCGTAGGGTCAGGCTTCGGGCTTGGCCTCGGGGATATCGACGCCAAGCTTTTCGCTGACGTTGTCGGCCGTCAGGACACTTTCGCCGCGGCGATAAAACGTGAGTGTCAGGCGCTCTACCGCGAAGTCGTCACCGGACAACAGCGTGATGTGTGTCGCCTTCTGCAGGGCAACGGCAACTGCACGGCCGGGGCCGCTCGCCTCCAAAGCGTCGGCAAGTTCGCGCAGTGTCTTGGCCGTTGCTGCAGCGTCGATGCCGAAGCGAAAGCCGTGACCCGTCGGACGGGGCTTGGTGAAATTGTCGATGCCGATCTTGTCCACGGTCAGTCCTCAGCTTCGGGGCGCTTGGGCCAGACCAGCCACGACAGCGGGACCTCACGGGAAACGAAGCCCAGACGATCGGTCCAGCCGAAAATTTCGATCTCGGGATCGTCGCCGGCATAGGAGAGGGCGGAGACCAAGAACTTAGGTGAGCCAGAGCGGAGGCGCACGATGTCGCCAACCGAGATGTCTTCGGGCTTAATCATTATCGATGTCCTGGAAACGAAAAACCCCGCCAGCGGCTAGCTGTGGGGTTTTCTCTCAGGGCCTTCGCCCATGCTGGTGATTTGTCACTAAGTCGCGGTCTAAGTCAATGGGCAAAATTCAATCTGATTTTCTCTTCTTTTTCGGGATATCCGTAATACGTGATTGATTTAGCGCTTGACGGCTACGCTCATTGAGCGTAATTATAATTCATCGGCAAGTCGCCAATGTCCACCAGAGCGGCCCGCGAGGGGCCAAATGGAGATGAAAATGACCAACCGCGTCGAACTCAACCTGATCATTCCGAACGAACAACCCGGCGACCGCGACGGCGGCTATGACTGCCGCGACTGGTTCACCGATGGCGGCTATATCGTGACCTGGGCGGAAGAAGCGGCCACCGTCGAAGAAGCCGACAATATCCTGCGTAACGCTTACCTGGGTGCCGACTGCGATGGGGTTACGGTTTCCTGGACCATCAACGGTCGGAAAATGGCCTAATGCCCACAAACCTTGACTCCTTGATAAAAGAGCAAATTAGAGCGCGCCTCTGGCGGGGCGCGCTCGCTACCGAACTAATCGCAGAAGGCTACAAGCCTCAGACAGTCTACAAAGTGGTTGACGACTGGAATGGTCTCGGACTGAAGCGATATGTGCAGTACAAGACGGCACAGGAAATAGAGCTCGTCGTCGTAGAGGCTCTCAAGGAAGGCCTTGGCGCACTAGCGACATCCAAGCGATGCGGCGTGCCGGAAACTACTGTTCGACGCATCCGCGACCGATACAAGATTAAACCGAATGCCGTTTCCGTCCCGGATGAGGAAAAGCGTGCAGCTGCACGGGTTTACTTAGCACAGGTCAAATCTGGCGAGATTAGTATGCTTGCGGCCGCAAAAAAGGCTGGAGTCACGACTCGCGTATTCTATAACCTCCTCAAAGAAGAGAAGGATCGGGGCGATGTCTGACCGCATACAGCTACGCTACAATCCGGTCATAGCGCAGTGGGATTTGGAGGCCGAAGCCATGGGAATCGGCCTCCCCGTGCTGCTTACAGCAGACCTTAAGCGTCTGCGCGAAATCATTCCTGCGCTCGCGCCCCAACTGACTGACTGGGAGCGCCAATTGATTGAGCACGTCATGCCGCCCGAAGGGAATGCGATGCTGCTGGACCGAGGTGTCGGAGAACAAATCGTCTCCGCCGATAGAATTAGGATCGGTATCATGGAATGGGCTGACGGTGCCGATCAGGATCAGATGCTGAAAGCCGAAGACCTTGCGCGCCGCGCCGCGACCTGGTCGGATACCGAGCGCTGGGCTCTCATGATCCTTTGCCGACCGAGGTCGCAATGACATCGCCCGGCCCCGCAGATATCCGAACTGCTCGCGAAGCCGCCGGGCTGACCCAAACTCAGGCGGCGGCGCTCGTGCATTCTGCGCTCCGGTCCTGGCAGCAATGGGAGGCAGGCGACCGCGCCATGCATCCGGGTCTGTGGGAGTTATTCCGAATCAAGACCGCGCCCATCGAGCGGGCAGCGTAGACGCGCCTTCAACCATCAATTACGGATGCCCCTTTTTCGTTTTCGCGGGCTTCGGCTCGATGCGGGTGAACGTCATCCGCTGCCCGACATCGACCATATTTCCGACCAGGTTAAGCTTTTGCCTGCCGGGGACCTGCATTGGTACGCCATCGACGTGGCTATCGACATATTCGGTCTCGATGTCCAAGGCCACATTTTGAAGGGTCGCGCTGATTTGCAGTACGGCACCGTGCGAGTCCTTTAACTCGAAGGTGAAGCGCCCCTCGCCTATCCGATAGTTGTCAGCCCTGCTTTTCCAGTCGATCATGAGGGAGCCTCAATAGCCGAAGTGGGCACGCGCATTCTCCAGAGCCGACATGACCAAGGCACCCAAGACCTTCCACTCGCGATCCTTGTTCGTGTCGACCTCGCGGAAATAGACCCGGCGGACGATGACACGCCAATCCTCTTTCCGGTCGCAAATCCAGTCGTCCGCGAGTTCGAACAGGAGCCGGCCGGACGTCGAGCCCACGTCCGCTAGAAGCCTGTTCCACTGTAGTTGGGCATCGATGCGCTTCTCCGACATGGTAGAGGCGTCGCGCCTGTTGCAATCGATGTGTTCCAGCAGGCGCTCGTGCCTGGCATCAAGGCCGTTGGCCTGGGCCCAGAGCTCGACCGACTTGTCACCGGCCTTGTGCTGCCCGGGAGTGATGACGCCGCGCTGGACCATGATGTCGTAGCACAGCGTCCGCTCCCTGGCCTTGCGGTAGTTTGCCGCCTGCATGGTCTCGACGTCCTTGCCTTCGAGCTCGTTCCAGTTGGCCGGATCCTGAGCTCTGGCCTCCATG